TAAGCTGGGAAGAATGGATGGCTCAAGAACATCCTAATGTGCGTCCGATGGATATTATTGGAACGCCTAGAGAGGCGCAGTTGGATGCAGAGTACGAAGCATTCCTCAAGAACGGAGGAGGCGAACAAGTCTGGTCAATGGAGATCCCGCCAGAAATGCGGGCCAAGAAGAAGGCGGAAGGCTCGCCCATGTTTGCCGCTGCTCCATTCGGCCTTCTTGGCGCTGGCGCAATGACTCCGGACAAGGACGCGCAAGCGGCCATGATTGCCGAGAATATTCGACAGACTCCGCTTTCGGCGTTTGATCTGAACAGAAAACCGCAGGCTGAGATGCGCGCTCCGCGTTATGGCCTGCTTGCAGATATTGCGGACGCATTTGAAGCCGGATCGAGAAACGATTTGCTTGGATCTGGCGAATCTGCCGCAAGAGTCGCAAATGCGTTAGCCTATGGACAAAGGCCGGGCGTTCTCGATACGATCGTCGGATCTTTTGAAGCAATTGATCCGATTACTTGGGCATCCTTATTTGGTGCGATGTCAAAAGGACGCTAAATGGCAATCACAAATTACACAAACCTCCAGACCACCATCGCGGACTTTCTCAACCGCGACGATTTGACGTCTGCAATTCCGACCTTCATTCAGTTGGCTGAATCCCAATTTAATCGGGACATCCGCCACTGGAAGATGGAAACCCGCGCTACCGCTACCGTGGATGCTGGAGACGATTATATTCAGATCCCGGCTGACTGGATTGAAACGATCCGTATCGGTTTGACTGAGGGCGACACCTTCCCGCTGGATCTAATTTCACGCGCAGCCTTGGCTGACAAACGCTCTGGCGCAAACAACATGGCTGCTCGCCCGCGTTACTACACGCATGCTGACAGCCAATTCCGCCTGTATCCGACGCCTGACGCAGACTACGACATCGAACTTCTGTACTACGCTAAGATCCCTGATCTGGCAACGAACACCACGAACTGGCTGATTGAATATGCGCCAGACGTGTACCTGTACGGCTCTCTCTTGCATTCGGCTCCATACCTGCAAGAAGATGCGCGTGTGGCTGTCTGGGCGCAAATGTATTCCGCCGCAGTAGCCAGACTTAACGAAGCGTCTGAGAAGGCGCGTTACTCTGGCTCCGGCCTAACACTTAAAGTACGAGGACTTGGCTAATGTCATTTTCTAATTATCTTGAAACAGAAATTCTGGATCATGTGTTTGCAGGCAACGCTTACTCAGCTCCAGCCACCATCTACATTGGCTTGCACACCAGCAACCCTGACGAAGACGACTCCGGAACTGAAGTGTCTGGTGGTTCTTACGCTCGTCAGTCAATGGCATTCACCGTAAGCGGCAACACTGCCTCTAACAATGCTGCCGTTGAATTCCCGACTGCTACGGGATCTTGGGGAACGGTCAGCCATGTTGGCTTGTATGACGCATCTACCGCTGGCAACCTGCTCGCTTATGCTGCCCTGACTGCAAGCAAGACTATCGACTCAGGCGATGTATTCCGTGTGCCGTCTGGTGATCTCGACATCACGCTTGACTAAGGGGTAACTTATGGCGCTGGTTGTCAAGGATCGGGTCAAAGAGACCACGACCACAACGGGAACTGGCACAGTTACGCTTGCCGGGGCAGAAACAGGTTTTCAATCCTTCTCCGTCATTGGAGACGGGAATACGACCTACTACGCCATCGAAGATGGCACTGACTGGGAAGTTGGTCTTGGCACTTATACGGCCTCTGGCACGACCCTCAGTCGAGACACGATTTTAGATTCCAGCAATAGCGGATCTCTCGTAGATTGGGGCGCAGGCACAAAGAATGTATTTGTGACATATCCTGCTGAGTTTTCTACCGTCAATGGAACAACAAATAGATACAATTATGTGGTCGGGACTTCATCTGGCAGCTATACCGGATCAACCACTGATTTCCCTGCGACCTATAATGTAGGGTTTGTTGATGTTTTCTTGAACGGCGCGAAGCTGGTTCCAACTACAGACTTTACTGCAACTTCTGGCACAGAAATTGTGCTGACTTCGGCGGCATCCAACGGATCAAATGTCTGCATCATAGGATACGGAACATTAAATTTTTCCAATTTTAGTATTGGAGACGCAAACGATGTTGATCTGTCTGGAATCAGCAATGGTGACGCGCTGCTTTACAACAGCACCAGTGGCAACTTTGAAGCTGGCCCTGTTGACGCACTCCCAAGTCAATCCGGTAACAACGGCAAGTACCTGACGACCGATGGCAGCACTGCAAGTTGGGGTGCTTTATCAACAACCCTAGCTGGTTTAGATGATGCAACTGTTTCATCTTCTGACCCAACCATTTCAACAAACCCATCGGCTGTTGGGCATCTATGGGTGAACAGCACAAGCGGTGAAGCTTATATCTGCACTGACGCAACTGCTGGGTCAAATGTTTGGACTAATGTTGGTTCAGGTAGCGGTGATGTAACTCCAGCTTATTCGATTGATTATGTCGTGATTGCTGGTGGTGGTGCTGGCGGCGCTGGTGAAGCTACAGGTGGCGGCGGCGGTGGCGGCGGTGCTGGAGGAGCAATTCTTAGTCAACAGACAGGGGTTACATCCGGCACTTCTTTTACGGTAACCGTAGGCGGCGGCGGCTCCGGTGGTGGGGGAACTGGCGGTAGCGGCTCAAACAGCGTTTTTTCAACAACAACCGCACTTGGCGGCGGTGGTGGTACTACACGATACAGTTCTGCGGCTGTTAGTGGTGGCTCTGGTGGTGGAGCAAATAATTACAACAAGCCGCCCGGTTCGGGAACTGTAGGCCAAGGCAATGACGGTGCAACTACTTCGCAAAACGGCGCTGGCGGTGGCGGTGGTAAGGGTTCTGTAGGCTCAGTCGGTGGCAACTCATTAGGTGGTGCTGGGGGCACTGGATTTGATGTCACATCAACTTTTGGGTCATCCATTGTTAATAGCGGATTACTTGCAGGTGGCGGTGGCGGTGGTGCTGGTAATGGTTCAACCGGAAACACCTCTACAGGAGGAAGTGCAAGTCACGGTGGTGGTGCAGGCGGTGCTTACAACGGAGGTCAAGTAGCCGCTGTTGCAGGTACAACCAACACAGGCGGCGGTGGCGGTGGCGGTGGTAATAATGATGGTGCTGCTGCATACAACGGAGCTAATGGAGGTTCAGGCGTGGTTATTCTTCGTATGCCAACAGCTAAATACTCTGGTGTTACGACAGGTTCACCAACAGTAACCACTGACGGTACTGACACCATTCTTACTTACACCACATCAGGTTCTTACACGGCATAAGGAAAAACTCATGTCACATTTCGCAAAAGTAAATAATGGCATCGTTGAGCAAGTCATCGTTGCCGAACCTGAGTTCTTTGACACCTTTGTCGATTCATCGCCGGGTCAGTGGATTCAAACCTCATACAACACTCGTGGCGGTAAGCATTACAACCCCGAAACAGGTGAGTTGTCTGCTGACCAAAGCAAGGCATTGCGTAAGAACTACGCTGGCATCGGCTTCAAGTATGACGCTGACCGTGATGCGTTCATCCCTGCAAAGCCCTACAACTCTTGGCTGCTAGACGAAGATACTTGCTGGTGGAATGCACCTGTTGCATACCCGGATGATGGCGGTCGCTATAAGTGGAATGAAGAAACGACTAGCTGGGATGCTGTACCAGAAGATGGAGAGTAAGCCATGTCACGAGCAAGAAATTTAGCCGACCTGCTTGATGCCAATGGCGATGTCGCCAGCGGTGCGTTGGACAATGTGCCGCCAAGCAATGATGCAAGTGCATTAACGACTGGCACTTTGCCTGTTGAGCGTATTGCAGATGGTTCCATTACCGATGCTAAGTTTCAAAGCCGTAAGGTGTCTTTGATTTCTTGGAATCACGCAGCAGGCAGTATTGGGACATTTAATGAAGGAGCGGATATTGGCTCAATCGACCTTGGTGTTGTATCTGGGCTGAACGGCAATGCCGTTACTGTCAGTGGCAGCAACATACCGTCTGGACTCTCTCTGAGCAGTCAGGGCGTACTCACAGGGACGCTGCCAAACATTACGGCTACTGCGACCAGTGAGTTTTCTGTGAGCGTTACGCTTGCGGGTGTTACTGAAAGCCGTACTTTCTCGATTACGAACACGGCTGATAATGATGCGCCTACTTGGAACACAAGTGCAGGTGCGTTGGCTCAAGCAGAAGGCTCTGGTTACAGCGTTACCCTGAGTGCCACTGACCCAGAAGGCGAAGCACTTAGTTATTCAATCGTTTCTGGTTCTTTGCCTGCTGGGTTGAGCATGAGCAGTGCCGGAGCAATTACGGGTACTGCCAGCAACCTAGATGGCTCAACCTCAAACTTTACTGTTCGTGTAACGGATGCCACAGGAGCATACGCAGACCGCTCGTTTTCGATTGTCGCCCAGAATCCATATCTATATGGCGGCAACCACTCTGAGCCTGACTGTACTAATGCAGGAGGAGAGGTTGTGACAGAAGGCGGTATCAAGATGTGCCGCTTCACAGCAAGTTCTTATGGTGTTGCTTCCGATTACTCAAATGATAGTGGTGGGACTGACCGCTCATCGCAAGACTCAACTGCCTCAGCAGGGGCCGTGTACTCTGGAGATGTTTCATGCCCTAGCGGATGGTCGCAATATAGCAACTGGTCAACGATGACCGGATGTAGTGCAACAAGTTCTAATTGGAATGCAAGTCTTGGTGTCGTTACTTGCGGTGTTGTTTCTCAAAGCCCAAGCAGTACTGGTGCGGGCAATAGATGTATTGCAGATTACAAAACAAGCTATTCGGTATCGGGGCGTTCTTGGTCTGATTCAACATCACGCCCAAGCGTGTACCAAACAAATTGTGCCTGCGAATATTCTTGCGATAACGGAGGACAATCCTCTACTTGGAATGGCTATTTCTACCACTACTGGACAAGCGCAGGTTCAAGAACAACAACCTATATCAACATTCAGGCACGCCGTTCACAAATAGGATGTTACTAATATGAGCAATCAAACTTATGTGGCAAGAGTTGTCGATGGCGTAGTCACTGAAACCTTCTTTATCGACTCGGCGTACTTCAACGCCCTTGGTGACGGGTACATTGCCGCTGCGAAACAGGTTGCGATTGGCGACCGCTATACGGCAGAGCAAGGATTTGTGTCCCTCAAGCCAAAGAATGCTCCAGTGGGTGTCGATTACAACAGTGTTCCGCCTATGCCTTCGCCTAGTTTTGATGGCGAAACTTTCTCGCTAAATCCTAGAACGATGGCGTGGGAGTCCGACCAGATGAATGCGTTACGCCTTGAGCGTGACCGCTTGTTGGCGGAGTCTGATTTCTCGCAGATGCCTGACTTCCCAGAAAGTGCATATAAGACAGCAATGGCTGAGTACCGACAGGTGCTTCGTAATCTCCCGCAGGCGTATGCGCTGAACCCGCATGAAGTTGACTACCCAGCTAGGCCGCAGAGTTTTGACTACTGATGAAAGTTATCGACTCAATCGCCGGCCTTGAAGCAGCCACCTCGGAAGGGAAGGTAGCTGTGCTGTTTCATTCTGAGCGTTGCCCAGCGTGTAAGCACTTCTTGCCTAATGTCGAAGAATGGTCTGGTGATGTTGCAAACTTCAAGTTCTTTTCCATAAGCCGTGAGGCTTACCTGAAAGAGCGCAAGGAATATTTCGAGCTGGCCGACTTTCCTGCTTTGGCTATCTTCATTGACGGAAAGCGTCAGGATGTTTTGCTTGGGACTGCGCCTGAACAGGCGTTCAAAGGTTACTTTCAGGCTCATGCGTCAGGGCAATGGAAATCTCGTGAGCAACTAGAGCAAGAACAACTTGAGGCATTGGACAACTATAAATGTTCGGAATAGCCGCATTTTCGCAAGCGCCATTCTCAACCCTTGGCACAAAGGTTGTCGAGGTTGCTGTAACCGTTTCTGCGGCTTCTACAGCCACGATCTCTGCCCAGCGTGTACGACTAGGCGTATCTGATGTAAGCGCCTCAGCAAGCGTTACGGCTGCCTCTGAGCGCATCCAATTTGGATCAGCAACATCTACTGCTTCTGCCACAAACACAATATCCGCAGTAAGAGTAAGGGAATCTGGCTCGCTTGTTCTTGGCGATACTGTCGTTATTACGATAGGCAAGCGAATCAGAGAAGCCTCTGCGACTGTAACCGCAAGCGTTACAAATGCGATTTCTGCTACGAGAGTGCGCGAGATTCAATCTACAGCCTCCGCATCAGCAACGACTACGGCGGATGCCCAGAAGATTTATCTGGGGGCAGCAAATTCAGCTGCAAGTGCTTCTACAACATCCGCAGCAACTCGCGTTCGTGAGGTAGACGGTACGGTTATATCGGCTGCATCAATTACCAGTAATGCAGAAGCGGTTTATCTTGGATCCGGCCAAATCAATCCGACATCCGTATCCGTTATCTCTGCCCAGCGTGTGCGCGAATCGTCAGCATTATCGTCTGTAACATCAGTGGTGGTAGCGATTGGCCGTGAGAAATGGGAAACTATCCCAATAGAATCTGACATTTGGACAAAACAGCCAGAAAACTCAGATACTTGGAGTAAAATTTCAGTTGAGTCCGACACATGGACAAAATTAGCCGCCTAAAGGGGATTTCAAATGGCTGATACGCAAACAACCACTTATAACCTAGTAAAGCCGGAAGTCGGCGCTTCCGAGGATACTTGGGGAACCAAGATTAACGATAATCTCGATGATCTTGACGATCTTCTTGATGGCACGACCGCAATTAAGCCAAACCTGACCGAAGGCGAATGGAAGGTTGGTGGCACTGCAATTACGGCTACTGGCGCAGAGTTGAATTATGTGGATGGCGTAACCAGCGCAATCCAGACGCAGCTTGATGCGAAGGCTCCATTGGCAAGCCCAGCCCTAAGTGGTACTCCTACGGCTCCAACGGCTTCTTCTGACACAGACACAACGCAAATCGCGACAACTGCTTTCGTGCAGGCTGCTGCCACAGCGGCGCTTCAGGCTGTTTATCCAGTGGGTTCCATTTACATCAACGCTGCTGTTACCACCAACCCAGCAACTTTATTGGGTTTTGGTACTTGGTCTGAATTTGGCGCTGGTCGTGTTCTTGTTGGTCAAAATACCAGTGATGCCGGATTTGATACCCTGCAAGAAACTGGTGGTTCCAAAGATGCAATCGTTGTAAGTCATACTCACTCTGTAACTGATCCGGGTCATAGCCATAACTATGATAAATTTACTGGACAGTTAGGCCCGGGTGGTGGTGTAAATATGGCAGGTAGTGATGGTACTCCTGCTTACACTTCAACAGCAACCAACTCTGTATCCACTGGAGTTTCCATTGCTGCTGCGGGTTCCTCTGGAACTAACGCAAACCTTCAGCCGTACATCGTAGTCAAAATGTGGCGTCGGACTGCATAAATGGCACTCGTACCGCTTCAAATACCTCCCGGCGTTTACCGTAACGGGACTGATTTTGAGGGTTCAAACCGCTGGCGTGACTCGAATCTAGTCCGCTGGTATATGAATTCTTTGCGTCCTGTTGGTGGATGGGTTGAGCGCGATGATTTGTCCACTGAATTCTCTGGATGCCCTCCTCGCGCTGCCCATGCTTGGATTGACAATAATGCAGGTGTAAATCAAGCATACGGATCTGCCTCAAAGCTGTTTTATGTAAACTCAAGCGGAGTGGCTACGGATATCACGCCTTCTGGATTTGATACCGGAAACTGTGACGCAGCAATCAACCGCTCCTACGGCGGCGGCTTATATGGCGTTGGTTTATATGGAACAAAACGCCTAAGTGCTAACGCTTTCCAAGAAGCAGATACTTGGTCGCTCGATAACTGGGGCGAATATCTTGTTGGCTGCTGTACTTCTGACGGAAATCTGTACGAATGGCAGCTTGATACCAACGCAGATGCAGTACAAATTGCCAATAGCCCCGAAGACTGCAAGGGATTGGTTGTAACGGAAGAGCGCTTCCTGTTTGCACTTCAAGCTGACGGAAATCCGCGAAAGATTGCGTGGTGCGACCGCGAGGACAATACGACTTGGACTCCTGATGCCACTAATGAAGCTGGCGACATTGAATTGCAGATCAATGGCGAAATTATGTGTGGCTTGCGTATGCGTGGCCGTACTTTGATTCTCACCAATGTCGATGCCCATATTGCTTCCTACCAAGGCCCGCCGTATGTGTACGGATTTGAGCGCGTAGGTACGGCTTGTGGCGTTGCGTCTCGTAAGGCTGCAATTCCTGTCGATCAAGGCGCTTTCTGGATGGGTTTGGATTCATTCTTTGTGTTTGATGGTTCTGTCGCCAAAAACCTTCCATGTGAAGTGGCTGACGCTATATTCCGCGACATCAACAGAAACCAAATCAGTAAGGTATTCGGCGTTCATAATTCCGAACACAACGAAATCTGGTGGTTTTATCCATCTGGTGCTTCTACGGAAAACAACCGCTATGTAGCGTTTGATTACATCCAGAATCACTGGACGATTGGCTCAATCAGCCGTACTTGCGGTGTAGACCGTGGCGTATTCGATGATCCGATCTGGGTAGATGCGGATGGAATTACTTACAACCACGAAATCACTGGCGCTAGTCACGGCACTGAAATTCCATACGCAGAAACAGGCCCGATTAGCTTGGGCGCGGGGGATTCTGTAATCAAAGTCAACCAGTTGATTTCAGACGAAGATACGAATGGCAATGTCAATGTGACATTTCAGACCCGCTTCCATCCTAACGATACCCAGCGTAGCTATGGGCCGTATGCTCTGACCACTCAGCCAACTTCTGTTCGCTTTACTGGCCGACAGATCCGCATGAAGGTGCAGGAAGCCAATATTGCTGACTGGCGCGTTGGGGTAATGCGAATCAATGCTGAGGCTGGCGGACGGCGATGAGTACAGAAATCCCGCCACCACCATTAGGGCCAAATTGGAACGCATGGGGCGAGCGAATCAACTCCTTCCTCATCCGTACCCGTGATCGCCTTAGACACCAAGTAGCAGACGAAAAGGCCACCGATGACGGCATCCTGATGTGGGATCGCTCCATCGAGCATGTGGTCGTTTCGCTGGATGACGAGTGGGTTCCTCTGGCGTATGGCGCAAATGATCCAGACCAAGGCTACGGCTACGGCGCGTTTCTGGACTTCACAGACCAGACTTGTGCGGCTACTGAAACGCCGACTGCGATCACTTGGGGAACAACAGTATATTCTAATGGAGTCGCTGTAGGCTCTCCGACCAGCCGGATCGTATTCACAAATGCTGGGAAGTATTACATCCACTTCACGGCACAGCTTAATTCGCAGTCCGCAAATGCAAAGGCATTTTGGTTTTGGCCGCGAATCAACGGCACAGATGTTACAGGGGCAACTATGCGGATTACCCTGCATGACAATGACGAAGCCAAAACTGTTGCTCGTGCCGCTATTTTTGAAGTGGCGGCTGGTGATTATCTTGAAGCGTACTGGGCTGTAGACAATCTGGATACTTCGCTAGAAGCCTACGCAGCAGAAACTTTCTGTCCTGCTGTTCCGTCCGTGACGCTAATGGTGAAGAGCATCTGATGGGCGCAGACGAAAGAATGCCGATCATGGATCAGCTAGTCCGGTGCAAAAACTGGATTGAGGCTGCTCTGGCCTACTCAGGTGGAACGCACAGCTTTCAAGATATTGTTGACGGTGTGATTTCAGGACGGATGCAGCTTTGGGCTGGTGATTCTGGATGCGCGGTGACTGAAATTTCGGTTTATCCGAAAAAGAAAGTTTTGCACGTTTTCTTAGCGGCAGGAGACATGAATCAAATTATTGATTTTCAAGATTCTGCTATACAATTTGCCAAAATGAATGGATGCGATAGTATGACGATTGCAGGCCGTTCAGGCTGGAAACGAGTCTTAGACAAACACGACTGGCACGAACAGTTTGTGGTACTAGAGCGGGAGATTTAATTATGGGCGGCGGTGGCGGCAAAGGCGGAGGCCAAACTCAAAAAGTAGAAATCCCCAAGTGGATTGAAGAGCCAGCAACCCGAAATCTGGCTCGTGCAGAAGCAGCACAGCAGATTGGCTACCAGCCGTATTACGGCCCTGACGTAGCTGCATTCAACCCAACCCAGCTTGCAGCCATGCAATCCAACATTGGCGCAGCAGAGGCATTTGGGCTTCTCCAGCCGGGTCAAATCACCGCAGCACAGGGAATGCCAGCACCACAGCCGTTTGCAGGCGGTGAAATGGGCTATTCATCGGCTCCTTTGTTTGAGCAGGCTTTGGCTGAATATGAAGCCAGAAATCCGGCATCAGCAGCCGCTTACAACAGACTGTTCGTATAAGGGGATACTGATATGGCAGGCGCACCACAAGGCGGACAGACCGCAATGCCGAATGTCAACCAAGCAGCCGCAATGGGAATCTACGGCTCTGGATTAGGCGCTGCTGGCGAAATGGGATACCGCCCTATGGGCGTAGGCGCACAAAATGTAGCTGGCACAAGCTATCAAGCCCCAACCATTTCTGGCGTTTCTCCTATTTCTGCTCAGAATGTACAGGCAGGTCAGTTGGCTCAAACTGGGCTTTCTCCGTACATGAACCCCTATACAGAAGAAGTAATCCGAGCAAATGAGGCGGACATTCTTCGTGGAGCGCAGATGGGGCTGAACACCCTTGGCGCACAGGCTCAAGCCGCAAGGGCATACGGCGGATCTCGTCAGGGCGTAGCTGAAGCAGAACTTGGCCGTAACGTACTCCAGCAATTGGCTCAGTCTTCCGCTGGATTGCGTCAGGCAGGATTCACTCAAGCCCAGCAAGCCGCACAACAGGATATTGCTGGCGCTATGCAGGCAGCCTTGGCAAATCAGGCGGCTGGATTGCAGGCACAGACTACGACTGGCCAGCAAGCCCTACAATCACAGTTGGCGAATCAGGCTGCTTTACAGCAGGCAGGTCAGTTTGGTGCGTCTCAGGCCCAATCAGCGGCTATGGCGAACCAACAGGCAGCACTTCAGGCTGCATTGGCAAATCAGCAGGCTGGTTTGGCTGGATCTCAGCAGCGTCTCGCAGCAGGCACACAGCTTGCCAACATTGCAAACCTCGGCTTCGGCATGGGCCAGACGCTTACGCAGAATCTGGCGCAGCAGGGCGCTCTCCAGCAGGGTCTACAACAGGCTCTGCTCGATGCTGCCAAGCAGCAGTACGCTGGCTACACAGGCGCTCCTGCGGCCTCTATCGGCTACGTTTCGTCTGCTCTGGGCGCAACTCCGGTTCCGCAGACCACAACGACCAGTAAACAGCCGGGTCTGTTTGATTGGCTCACGCTCGCTCTGGGGTAAGTTATGGGTCTTTTCAGCAGCATCATGGGTAAGTTTGGTGAAGCCGATCAGCTTAAAAAGAAGCTGGAGGACCCAAACATGAAGGATGCCTTAAAGCGCAAGGAACTGGCTGGTGCGCTAGAAGACGCTCAAAAGCGTGGTTTTGGCGAAAACGTCATGGGCGGCATGAAAGACCATTTCATGGGTAAAGCCGGGAATCTGGGCTTTGGTGAAAAAGGCTTTTCCATGCAGACCATGATGGATTCCCAGAAGGCTCGCGCTGGAGATAAATCTGCGGTTCCGCCTGTCACTCAGATGGCTGCTCCGAAGATTTCCCCTGTAACGGCTACTGCACCGGGTATGTCGCCAATGATGCAGCCTGCAATGCAGCAGATGATGCCGCAGGGGATGCCTAATATTGCAGCAAGCCCTGCCATGCAGCAGATCATGCAAGCGCAACAGCAAAACATGATGTTTGGTGCGCCACAGCAGCATCAGGCCCCCGGTCTTTTGTCTGGCCCAAGCCTTCCGACAACGGGCGCTCTGAACGTCCCACAGGATTACCAAAGCAAACTGCGTCAATTCGCACAGATGTATGGCGGAAGGTAAGCGCAAGGTTGACGTTGGTTTGCCAGTCCCGCTAGGGGACTATTCGTATTTGCCGCCAGTACAGACTGGCATGAACGATGCCGTAGAGGAAAAGGCTATGAACCCAGTATTAGCATGGTTGGCTGGACAGGGAATTGATGTCGCAGCAGAGCAAACCGGGATCAAAGACGTTCTGCGTGAGCGTGGAGCCGGCCTTCTGAATATGCTTGGCATTGGTGATGCACAGGCCGCTGAATCTCCGCAGCAGCCTCCAATTCAGACTGGCTTTGAGCCGACAACTAGCGTAGTTGCTCAAGATGTAATTGGCACGCCGATCCCAGAAACAAGTCCAAGCTACGTTCCAGATTCTGCAATCCCGATGGAAGGTCGTCGCTTGCCTACTGGCGGGCAGGTTTTAGTGCGTCAGGATTGGGAAGGCCCGGGCCGTGGTCCTGCTACGGGTGTAATTGGAAATCAGGATGGCGTTCGCCAGCTTCCGCCTATTAGCAAGTGGGCCATGGCTGATTCAACTCCGCCAGCAACCGACAAAGAAGTTGACGAAGTAATTAAAAAATCAGACCCAGATAGCATGCTTGGTCGCCTATGGGACTCCACCCTTGGTGACGAAGAATGGCGTCTGCGCAAGGCAATGATCCTCAACAGCATGCGTTTGAATCCAGATGCTGCTTTGACTCAGGCTTTTGCTGCACGCATTAAGGATCTTCGTGGTGAACGTAAGACAAACAAGACAGCAGATGTTTTGCTTGCTCGCGGGATGATTACGCAAGCACAAGCTGACGCAATAAAACTAGGTGCCTTGTCGTACAAAGATATTATGGGTGGCGACTCTATCGCTAAATACCGCTGGTTGCTGGAAAACCCAGAAGAAGCGGCTAAGCTTAAAGAAATGGGCGTTCTGTCTGGTGGAACCAACATTACGATTGGTGACAAAGGCGAAACCAAGCTACAAGAAGAAATTGGCAAAGGGCTTGGAACAAAAATCACTGAAGACTTTAATGCCGGAACTCAAGCAAGAAGCGCTCTTGATTCCATAGATCTTTTGATGGGTCTGAGTGAGAACCTTGAATCAGCAACTTCAATTCCGCCCGCCCTCAGAAACCTTGTTCCTGAAGGCGTAAGCGATCCAATTGATGCTTATCGCGGTGTTATGACAAATGTTGCAAAGTCTCTCCGAATCAAGGGCGAAGGCACGATGTCTGACCGTGATATTGATCTTCTGATTCGTCAAGCTGGCCCGGTAACATCAAACCCGCAGGCTCGTCGCATCATGCAAGAATCTTTGAAGCGCAAGGCAGAAATTAACCTTCAGTTATCAAAAGCCGCAAGTGACTTCATGCTGGAAAGAATCAACCGCCAGCAGTATCTTGATCGAGTCAACGAAATCAACAATATTCCGCTGATGGATGAAAGAATGCGTAGCTATATTTCATCGCTTGGCGGAGGCTCAGCCAAACCTACTGGCGGACAAGTTAAAGTTATTTCTGTAGAGTAAAACAATATGCCTCAAGCAAAAGTTGAACTGCCGAACGGACAGGTTGCCACGCTGGAAGTGCCGGCTGGCATGAGCAATTCTGAAATTCAGAATGCCGTTCAGCAGATGTATGACGAAGGCCGTATTGGACAGAAAGAATACGGCGTAGGCGAAGGCATTGTTGGCG